CGCATCCTGTCTGTTTCGTTGCGGGCATCGCCACGGGCTACAAAGTATGGGAAAGCCACGCCGAGGAGCGCGAGTTCTGGGCGCTGTGCAAAGAGGCTCGAATCGGGGATCCTCAGCTAACTTGCACTTTCACTCAGTAGCTGCGACGATCTTTCACGGAGCTCCCCCTTATGCCTCTCTATTCATTTCGCTGCTCTGCCGGCCATCGAGATACCCGGTTCGCCAAGATCGCGGATCGGGACGCGCCCTGCACCTGTGCCTGCGGGCAGTCGCTCACCCGCCTGTTCGATGCTCCCGCGATTCGCCCGGAGATCTCTGAATATCTCAGTCCCGTAACTGGCCAGCCAATTTCCTCTCGTGCCCAGCGCCGCGAGGATCTCCGCCGGACCAACTCCCTCGAATGGGAGCCGGGTATCCGCGAGGACTGCGCCCGCCGGCAGGCGGAATCCACCGAGGCTGCATACCGCTCCGTCGAGGCCACCATCGACAAAACTGTTGCAGAAATGCACGCTTCCAACCTTCTGTAGGAGATTTTTATGACCGAAGAACCCACCGGCTTTTCCACCGGCAACAGCGCACCCTCCGTGCCGTCCCTCCCCTCTTCTGAGGGCGCAGGCCCAGCGATGAGTAGCGAGCAGTCTGTCTCCCTGCCCTCTACAAACGCCCCTGCGCCCTCTCCTTCTCCTTCCCCCGCCGGCGAGGCTCCCGCCGGAGTCTCCCAAGCCGCATGGGATTCCATGCCCAAGAGCTGGCGTAAAGAGATGGAAGGCCACTGGACCGGGCTGACGCCCGACGTTCGGAAGTACGTGCATGAGCGTGAGCAGCAGGCCTTCCGGGGCATCCAGCAGTACTCGCGCGGCCACGAGAACTGGAACCGGGTGCTGCAACCTTACGAGAAACTCCTGGCCGAGAACCCCGACGTGAACCCGGTAGAGCTGATGTCCGGCTTGGCCCGGAACCACTTTGTCCTGACCCAGGGCACACCGGAGCAAAAGCGGCAGCTTCTGTCCGCGATGCAGCAGCACTATGGGCTGACAGAGGCCTCGCCGGGCGCGCCCGCGCAAACCCCTTTCACGCCGGAACAACTCCAGTATCTCCAGCGCACCCTCGGGCCGGTGATCCAGCAGACGCAGCTCACTGTTCGCGAGACCCAAGCTCGGCGTATGGCTGAAGCCCAAACCTCCGTTGACAAGTTTTTCAGCGATCCGCAGAATGAGTTTGCTGAGGACGTAGGGCAAGACATGCTCGAAATCCTCAAGAAGGGTCAGACAACCGACCTGTCCGAGGCGTATGAACTCGCTGTGATGCGGAATCCGGAAGTCAAGGCACGATACCTCGCCGCCCTGGCTGCCAAAGCCGCCCCCACGGGTTCACGCGCCGCCCCGCTGAACGTCCAGTCTTCGACTACACCGGCAACGCCCTCCAAGCCCGGCACGATGGATGAGACGATGAAGGCAATTGTCAAAAAGCACTACGGCTGATTGAAAGGAATTCATCATGGCCTCTCCGAATGAAGTCTTCACCGAGCTGGTGACGACGACCTTCCGCAACCATCGCAAGGAAGTCGTCGACGCGGTCTCGAACCACAACGCCCTTTACCGTTTGCTCGGTAAAGGAAAGCGTGTCCGTACCGAATCTGGCGGCACGTCCATCTCCATTCCGCTGGAATACGCGGAAAACTCCACCTACCAGCGCTACAGCGGCCTGGACCTGCTGAACATCCAGCAGTCCGATGTGCTGTCTGCCGCTGACTTCAACTGGCGCCAGATCGCAATTCATGTGGTGGCCTCCGGCTACGACCTGCGCGTGAACAACGGCCCGGAGCGTATCGCCAACCTGGCCAAGTCTCGTGTGCGCAACGCCATGAACACCTTTGCCAACAACTTCTCAGCTGACATGTACAGCGACGGTTCCCTCTCGAACCAGATCGGTGGACTGCAGCTGTTGGTCAGCGACGCTGGCACGGGCACGGTGGGCGGTATCAACTCGACAAACTGGACTTTCTGGCGCAGTCTGGTGCAATCGGCAGCGGCTCCCCTCCAGGGCGGCGGCGCGATCGTCCCCTCGGCCACCACCATCGAGTCCCTGATGTTGCCGCTGTACCTCGAGACGACCAACGGCAACGACTACACCGACTTGATCGTCGCCTCCAACGACTATTACACCTTCTTCGAACAGTCCCAACTGTCGCTGAAGCGTTACATGGACGCGGACGAGGTGATGGCGGGCTTCTTGGCCATGCGCTACAAGAACGCCAAGGTGGTCTACGACGGCAACTCGGGTATCCCGACCAGCCGCATGTACTTCCTCAACACGAAGTATATCGAACTGGTGGCTCACGCCGACGCCAACCTGACCGTGGTCGAGGACCAGCGCCCGGTCAACCAAGACGGCTCCGTGACCCCGGTGCTGTGGATGGGCAACATGACTTGCTCGAACCGCGCCCGCCAAGGCGTGCTCAAGCCCTAAGCGGCAGAAAGGAAAGGTGCAATCATGCATATCGTTGCTCCCGTTATCACGCAGAGTCCTGCCGTCAACTCCACGACGAAGCAGCACGCCTTGGGCTTGATCCTGCCCTCGGACGATGCCACCTACGGCGCCGGCGAGGTGATCTACCTCAAGGGCGTGGCTTCCACGGCAGTCGGTTCGTGGGTCACTTACAACGCGGATGACTACTCCACCACGCTGCTGGCTGCCAACGCCATCGGTCAGGTGGCAGTAGCCCTCTCCGCCTGTGTGGCCTCCGAGTACGGTTGGTATCAGATCTCCGGCAAGGCCGTTGGCAAGGCTCTCGCAGCCTACGCCGACAACGGGCTGGTGTACGCCACGGCAACTGCCGGTTCGGTGGATGACGCTGTGGTTGCAGGTGATCGCGTGAAGAACGCAATCGGCGCCTCCGCAGTCGGCACTCCGTCCGCCGGTCTGGCTGAGTTCGAGATTGCCCGTCCGTACATGGACGACGCAACGGCGGCTTAACCAGTAACCAACCTGGAGGGGATTCTCGCAAGGGAGTCCCCTTTGTGGCGGTTATTGGGGATGGAAATTCTCGAATAATTGACACCAATTACCCACCCCTAAGGAGACCCTTATGCAACCCGTAGTACCCGCCTACAACCCTGACGCCAGTGTTCCGCGCCCCTACGTGCGCTTTGATCGCCGACCCATCGAGACTCGCGTGGAAGGCCAATCCCACTTCGAAGACCGCGATTGGGTGGAACTCACGGCTCCAGGCTCTCGCGACACGGTGGAACTGCTCGTGGACGACTGGCTCCAAAAGCTCCACGATCATGCGAAGGCAAAGCGTGTGCCGCCGGCATGGCCCCACGAATATACCGAAGCCTACAAAAGCTGGCAGCGGACCCAAGAGCAGCCTCTCACGGGGACCGGCCTGAAGAACTGGCCCGCCATCAGCCCTGCCCAGCGGGAGAACTGCTTGCGCGCCAACATCCTCACGGTCGAGGATCTGGCCACGGCCAACAGCGAGGCCCTCAACCGCATCGGGATGGGGTCGGTCGGCTTGAAGCAGATGGCGGAAAGCTGGCTCCGGGAGCAGAAAGGTGCCGGCGGGCTGGCCGCCCAGCTCCAAAGCCTGTCCATCCGGCTCGCGGAATTGGAGGATCAGAACTCCCGACTCCGTGAAGCCAACCTCCAACTTGCCGCCAAAGAGCCCTCGAAGGCGGTCGTACTGAAAGCGTAACATGGCAACCTTCACAGTCCCGAACCGGCCTAACAGCACTGTCCTCGGGATTGTGCAGAGCTTCTGCCGCGAATATGCCCAGCCGGTGCCCACAGGACTTTTCGGCTCAACAGATGCAGGTGCCCTCCAGATGCTTGGGATGCTCCAGTCCGTGGGGGAGTTCTGCCTCGAAGCGACTGATTGGGAGTTCACCCTGAGAGATGTCGCCTGGACCGCGGTTGCTTCCGAGGATCAGGGCGCTCTCCAAACCCTCTTCCCTGACGACTTCGTCAGCTTGGTCAAGGACACCTTGTGGGATCTCGATGGCCGGGAAATCATCTCCGGGCCAGTGTCCCACCAAGCCTGGGCCGCCTTCCGGGCCGACTTCCTCAGCCCCACGCACTCCTGTTATGTCGCCCGCCGGCATCTGTATATCTGGCCGGCCCCCACGCTCGGCACAAACCTGTCTGCGACGTACAAAAGTTCTCATTGGGTTGTCTCCTTCGCTGGAGCCTCTAAGTCCGTCATCACGGCTGACGACGACACCCCGCTGCTGGAAATTCCGCTGGTCAAAGCCGGGTTGGTGTTCTACTGGAAGCGGGCGAAGGAACTGCCCTATGCCGTGGAGGAGAAGCGTTTCCTCGACATGCTCTCTGACTACGGCTCGAGAAATAGCACGCGGGCGACCCTCCGTATGGACAACGAGGCTTCTGGCCCGCGTCCTGGCATCATTGTCCCGATTACCGGCTGGGGGCAGTAATGAAATACCCCCGCGATGGTAATCGGACCTCAGGTCGCCCCTACAACCTCGCGGCCCCTACGAAGGGCCTCAAGACCGACACGGCACTTCTCGATCTGTCGGACGAATACGCCCTGCGGCTCGAAAACCTGATCTGCCAGCCCGATGCCTTGGCGACACGACTCGGCTGCACTTCGTGGGCGACAGGTCTCACCGGCAACGGAGCCTGTTTCCTCCAGTACCAGGGTAACGGCACACAGGCTCTCTTCGTGGCCGATTCCGTGGGAGTCTACGACGCTACGGCATCAGGCGTTCTTCCTGCTTCCGTAGCTGCCCGGACGGCCGGTCGAGGTCGGTCGGCGAACTTCTCCACCTCCGCAGGCCCCTTCCTCTACTACGTCAATGGAGTGGATACCCCCCTCCTTTACGATGGCACCACGTGGACCTCTATCACCGGAGTCTCGTCCCCCGCGATCACAGGCCCCACGACGACGACCCTTGTAGACGTGGCAGCCTACCGCCGGCGCCTCTTCTTCCTCGCGACGAATAAGCTCAGTTTCTACTACCTCCCCGTAGACTCGGTGGGCGGCGCAGCGACCGAGTTCCGTATCGGCTCGATGTGCTCCCGAGGCGGCGTTGCAATGGGTCATGCCACCTGGTCCATCGACGGCGGCTCCGGCCAGGATGACATGTACGCTGTCGCGACCTCAGAAGGCGAGGTCATCGTTTTCTCCGGCGGCGATCCCGGAAGCTCCACAGACTGGGACGTCCGGGGAGTTTTCTACATCGGTCGCCCGGTCTCGCGGGATTGCTTCGTCAAGCTTGGGGGCGACCTTCTGTATCTCTCTGAGGCAGGCATTTTCCCTCTGTCGAAGGCTCTCCTCTCCTCCTCGATCAACCGTTCACGGACCCTCACGGCCAACATCGACCCCTCCGTGGTGGCCTCGGTTCGCACCTATGCAGCCAACGACGGGTGGCAGATGATTGTGCTGCCACGCTGGTCTCTCATCCTCCTCAACGTCCCGGCAAGCCCCTCCTTCCAGTACGTCTTTAACACCCTGTCGGGGGGTTGGTCCACTTTCACGAATTGGAATGCCAAGGCCTTTGTCGACTTCAACGGGGCGGTCTTCTACACTGACGGCGACTCCGTGATTAAGGCCTTCACCGGTACGGCCGACGTCAGCACGAATATCCCCTGGGTCTGCGACTTTGCCTACAACCGCTTCGGCGGGCTGAACCAGCAGCATCCTTTGATGCTCCGTCCTTTGCTTGCCCAGAACACCCCTTCGGAGTATTCCATCGGCTTTGCCCAGGACTTCACCGACGAATACCTGACCCAGACCGTACCTGCCGCAACGGGTACAGCCGGCCTGTGGGACACCGGCTTGTGGGATCTTGCCTTATGGGGAGGGACTTTCCGACTTCAGCGGGACTGGCGCACGGTGGCGGCTCGCGGGGGTGTAGCACAGTCCCTGCGTCTTTCCGGGGCAAGCCAGAACGGGTCAACTCTGATCTTCGGGGCCGACTTGAAGCTGTCCCAGCAAGGCCTGATTGTTTAGTTGACCGGCCAGGGGGCTGCCACTACCATAGGTTCAGTAGGCACCCCAATGACTGACCCTCGCACCATCGACCCCACCTGGATTGAGCAGCGCAATGCTCTCCGGGTGAAGGTGTGTCAGGGTGATCCAGCGGCCCTCGCGTTTCTCGCTCTCGTCATGGATGCCGTGGAGGTCTGGGATGACCTTCTCGACGGGGATAAGGTTGTGGCCAAGCGCCAACTCCACCAGACCTTTATCAACCTCCTGTTCTGGCTTCCCCAAAACACCTTCTTCCGGGCGAACCAAGGCTATCTCCTCCCCGTCATGATGACCTGCATCAATGCCTGGTTGGACGCGAACGAGTTGGAGGTTCTCGGCGGCCCCGAAGACCTGGCCTCGGCTTGGTATCTGAAACAGCTTGGTGTGGAGCTGTACCCCGCCGTAGCCTTTCTAAAAGGCGGCTATCCCCTTATGCGTGAAGTGGGTCAGCATGTCCGCAGTCTCTTGCGTCATGAACCACTCGAAGATTATCTGAAGGAGAAACACCATGCCTGATTTAGGTGGCGGTGGGGCGGCCCCTGAGGCTCCGGACCCAAATGTGACGATTCCGCTTCAGTCGAAATACGACATGGAGAATTTCTACAAGCAGCTCGATGCCATGCGCTCGGATGCTTACAACCCCTACGGGTCTTCCACCTGGAGCCAGACCGAGACCTTCGACCAAGCTGGTTATGACCAAGCGATGGGGGACTGGACCTCGCAGTACGGGCCGAAGCCGGCGGAGACTTCTTCCGGCGGTGGGCTTCCCATTTACGGAGGACTCCCGGTCTGGGAGGGCTCTGTAGACGAGGGCGGGATGCCGACCGGAGTTGCTCCTCCTGCAGCTCCTGACGCACCTCCTGCCCCGAATCGGGCGTCTTTCACCTCACGCGCTTACGACAACACAGTGGGCTTCAACCCTGAGATGCAGGGGCAGTTCGACACTGTGCAGAGTAAATTCCAGGAGCTGATGTCGGGGATCAATCCGAACCAGTCGGTAGATCTGATCGACGATGCCGGCGGGAAGTACAGCGCTGACCTGGCCGATGCCATCTATCGCCGGACCACGCGACTCTCTGACACTCAAATGAATGAGGCCCAGCGGAGTCTCGAACAGCGGCTGGCGGAACGCGGTTTCCAGGTCGGCAATGAAGGCTACAACACTGAAATGAACCGGCTGGGCACACAGCGGTCGGAGCACTACAGCGATGCCGCTGACCGGGCGCAAATCCAAGCGGCCCAGCAGGCACTTGCCGAGGCGGGTTTCACGAACGAGGCTCGGCTGGCCGAATTCCAGGGCTCGAATAACCTGCGGGCACAACTTGCCCAGCTCCTCATGGGCCGCGAGCAGCAATTGATGGCGGGCCTTTCGGGCAACCCGACGCAGTTCCAGTCTCCCTCCTTGCCGGGGCTGGATGTCCTGGGCGCGTACAACTCGAAGTACCAGGGGGAGGTAGACGCTTACAATGCGGAGCAGGCTTCCAGCGCCTCGATGCTCAACTCCTTGCTGGGCCTTGGCGCCAGTTTCCTCGCACCGGGCGCAGGTTCTGCCCTCACGGCGGGGCTCGGCTCCGTCGGCGGCACAATGCTCGGAGGCGGGTTGAAAGCTCCCACCGCCGGCTTCTGGAGGACGTAAGCTATGGCCACGACTACCAAACCCCCGCTGCTTCCCTTCGAACTCCAGACGCAGAACGACGCTATTGCCCGAAAGCGGAAGCTGGCGGAAGCTCTGTTCGCGCAGAATGCTACCTACGCTCTCCCAGAGACAAAGGGGCGTCTCGCGGCCAAGGCCAACCCGATGGAAGCTGTCATCAAGGCCCTCGGGATGTACCTTGGAGGGAAGAAGCTCGGCGGGTTGGACGAGGAGCAGTTCACCCTTGGCCGTCAGGTCGGGGAGCGCCAAGCAGCTGACGCGGCAGCCGCAAAGAAGGCCTCGATGGTGGAAGCACTGGTCAAAGCCGCAGGTCCGAGGATGGAACCCAACAGTCTGCGCACCGGCATGATGACTGACGACCCCTCGGCTTTCCAGTTCCACACCCCGGCTATCACACCTCATCAGATCAACGGCGCCCCCGGTGTACTGGAGACCAAGCCTACCGGCGAACAAGACTTCAAGTACGAGCCAAAGGGTACGACCATCTCGATCGGCGGGGAGAAAGAACGTCTCGGAGTCCTTTCGGATGCCCGCGGGATGCTTAAGGCCGAGCGCGACAAGCTGGCCCCGATGGTACAGGGGCTGATGCAGAGTGGCGAAACGCAGAACCTCATCGACCGGGGGGCCACTGTCGGGGGCGGAGCTTCTGCAATCCAGGCCGTGCGCAAGTTCGGGCAAGCCTTCAACGTGGACATCCCGGAGACGGGCCTGACGGACGCGATTCGAGGGAATCTTGAGCAGTCCGTAATGTCGAGAGTTAAGGAAGTAGCTCCCGTGACAGAAACGGATCTGAAGGGTGTCCGCAAGGCCGTCGGTTCCCTCGACACGGACCCCCAAGCCTTGGTCTACTTGAACGCCCTTTCGGCGGCTCTGACTTACAAGAAAATCCAGGATTACAACCGACAGGTCGAGGAAACAGCCCGGCTGTCGGAACTCCCTGGAGGCTACGATATGTACAAGATCAAGCTCCCGGAGCGCTTCCCCATGCCGGCACTTGCCGGGCAGTTCCTCCAGAATTGGGGAATTGAGCTTCAGACGGAGGATGGGCCAGCGAAGTTCAGCATCGACCCGTTTCCGGCCTCGAAGGGGGCCGTAAAGGCACCTTCGGGAATGCCCTCCCGCTTTACCCCGGTAGGACGCTGATATGGCACGGTACAAGCTCGCCGACGGTACGCTCATCGACGCCCCGGAGGACCTGTCCCCGGAGGAATCCGCATGGCTGGAGAGTCAAAAGGCCCAGCCGGTGTCGGTTCTGAAGGATGCCGGGAAGTCTGCGGTTAGCGGGCTGGTGGAGGGAGCCGTTCGGGCGCCGTTCATCGCAGGGGATATGTTGAGTCTCGGTGCCCGTGGGGTTAACGCTGTGCGGCCCGGCACATTCGACCCAGAGTATGAGAAGCTCGTTTCCGACCGGGCTGTGGAGATAGGGGAAGACGCTTCGGGGCTGCAACGGCACACGCCCGAGACCACTGCCGGACGTTATGCCAATGCGGGCGGGGCAGCTCTCGGCGGCACTCTTGGCGGCACTCTTGGTTTCGGTCCGATGGCCGCCCTGCGCTCGGCTTCCACGGGCATCCCGCAGGCCGGCTGGGGCGGCGCCCTCAAGGAAGCTCTCACAAAACTCCTGACGAAGCAAGCTGTTACGGCGCCCCTCGTCGGAATGGCGGCTCAGGGCGGTACGGATCTGGCGGGACCAACCGGCGGGCTGGCTACTGGTCTTGGCGCACAGCTCGGAATGGCCGCCCTCTCACGAGGCCTAACCCCGAATCATCCGGAATGGCTGCGCAAGGGTACTGAATCCCTGACGAAGGCTGATTGGGAGCAGGCCTTCAAGAATCGGAAGCGGTTACAAGACGCCGGCTCGACCTCGTACACCCTCGCAGACGCGCTGCCCGAAACCGCGCAGGCTCGCGGTATGACCCGAGACCTGTCGAA